TCTTCTCTTTTGTGTCCGAAGAAATTTTTGATGCGCCATGTTTGAATACTCTTTTAAGTTGAGATAAGGAAACCTTGTTGTTAGGGGTTTTTTTGTTGTGGTTTTTCATTTTACCTGTCAAGGTTTTTATAATCCTCACAGATAAATCGACCGTGCCGTCTGACCCCTCATCTTTCTGTCTTTGACTACCAATTTCAAGGTTTTCAAATTCTAATTTCTCTATGTTTTTAAATTGGCTCATTAAATCACGTCTTACCCCAGTTATTGATACACTTTTTCACTAAAATTATGAATCTTTATTTATTTAAATGATATGCAAAAAATGAGAAAAAAATCAAATCTTTTTCTTTAAAAGTAAAATTTTGTCAATTTTTGTTTTTGACCCAAAGTAGTTTTTTATGTCTTTATCCACTGGGTAACACATCCAATGCCAGTCTTGGCTAATGAATTTGCCTCGAACTAGAATAAATGCAATATCTTTCGAGGGGTCTAGTTTTTCGAATTCATCTACATCCACTAATTTAAAACCATATTTTCCCACCGCCTTTTCCATCTCCCACGACCATGTAGCACAAACCGCTCCTCTATCAAAAAAAGACAAGAAACGCTTTAAGGCTATCCCGTCGTCTTGCATTCGTTTGCTAATCTGATTTCGGGGGGCGGGATTTGTATAAAAGACGATACCCTGTTTATGATAGTAATGATTAATAGCTGCTTCTATAGCCACGGGACCACAACAATTAAAATGCCGCGAATAATACCCATCACTATCTTTTAAAGGCGGGTGAAAGATTCCACAGCCCGAAAATAATGGAGCCGCAACGAGAAGCAAAGATAAAATCCATATTAATTTTTTTTTCATTATATGATTCTATTTGGATCTATTTCTATATCTAGTCTTCCGGGGGGCCACTCACCTATGCTTTTTAAATATTTCATTAATTTTTCCATTGCCTGATGCTGCATTATGATTATCCGTTCTGCCTCTATGGCCTGCTGATGCTGTTTACTTGCTGCCTCCATTTGGATTCTGATAAATAAAGCTTGTTCCTTAGTTGTCCTTTCGAGGTCATTTCTTTCCATGAAGAGGATTGCATTTTCTTTAGAAAGCTCTAAGGATTCTGAAGAATGCTTTATCTCTTGAGTAGACAAACAAAGCCCGAATAGAACAAAAATAATTACAAATACATAGATACGTTTCTCGTACTTTATTAATTTCCTTAAGGTCCATTTCCCGGCGTTTTTGAAAGTGTCGGATATTTTTTTCATGGCACTTAGTATTTACACACCCCTGACTTTAAATAGTGTATTTATTTATATGCATTATTTCGTTTGCCCATATTGCGCGCCAGATAGGCAAACTCATCTATCAGAGGAAGTCGTTAAGGTCGAAAATTGCGAACACAAAAAAGGATTATTTCGTCCGAATAAAAAGTGCAGAGAAGAAGAGTACAAATGTAAAATAAGAAAAATTTTGAAATGTGGCGCATGCAAAAGTGAGTTTATGCCAAGTAAAAAATTTTTACAAGGACAAAAAAGGAAGATAAAAGATGGATGAAATTAAATTATTTCTTCTTCTTCTTCTTCTTGTTGCTGTAGTGCTCAGGCATCATAGCCCTTATTTCATCAACCAGTTCTAATTCCAAACATTCATCCGCATCAATCCACCAATCTTTACGATCCCAATTTCTTTTAATCTTTTGCTTGGTAAGTTTCGAGCGCGAGATAAAGATGTCAACGATTCTTCCTTCGATCTTTTTGACAAGTTTTACTTCGTCTTCTATTTCAAAAGTTTTACCGATTGCCCCAAAAGCGGCGCGATGAATCATTAACCATGCCTGATGTCCAATCCATCTTACATCACCCGCTTGCAAAAGAATGCCAGCCATGGAAGCAGCCATTCCTAAGGAACCGGTTATAATGCGGTGCTCCTTAGATCTTAATTCTTGAATAAAATCAAATAATTCAAACCCATCAACAATGCTCCCGCCCGGAGAAGAAAATACTATTTCTATATCGCATTTTGGATCTCTACGATGCCACTCTGAAAGCTTACTCATACAGGCCTGAACAGAATTATGAGATACGTCTTTAGAAAATCTATATAAAAAATTTTCTTCATCAGTACGAAGTTCCTTTTGCCTGCTGGAATAGGATTTTTGAGCTTCTATTTCTGCTTGAGATGCTTCTGCAGATATCTTACGAGTTTCCGCTTCAGCCCTTCTAATGTCTGCTAGCACTTGTTCAGTTTCGGCTTCTAGCTTCCTGATTGAGGCTTCGACTTCTTTTCTTGATCTTTTTTCTTCACTCATAAATTCATTACCTCCTCAAAAAAAAATTGCATAGATATTTACACCTACGCAACCCCTTAATAGAACCTCGCCTTAAGCTCTGTTATTCGTCTCTTGGTATGCCCCCTGCGTACCAGCCTTCTGGTAACCTTACTTTATTTTTTGAAAGAACCCATTCTCCGTTTTTGAGTATGTAAACTCTTCCTGCGGGAAAGCTGGGACCAATTCTAACCAAATCAGCTTGAGTGTCGACAAATACAACTCGCATTGAACCGCATCCTATAAAAAGAAAGGAACTAATCAATAGTGTCAGAATTATTTTCATTTTTTTCCTTTTCTTGTTTCTCGAGCTGTCTGTTTATTCTGTCCCGCCACCTATTTTTGAGAGACTGAGGAATATTGTCAGCATCAGATGCCTTAGTATCCTTTTTGACCTCAGCAGTGAGCCATTCTAGGATAGCTTTAATAACTGCCGTTATCCAAGTCACGGTTTAGCCTTGTCTCTTGGCGAGACCTCTGGAAATGGTATATCCAACTGCTGTGAGTCCAGAAACTACCAAACCGAAGACCTTATTTGCTGTTCCGGCACCCTCCGGATCGAGGACAGATGCTCCCCAAAGCAATGAGCATCCCGCCACTAGAACTGTCACCCAGAATTCGGTTGTGCGCCAACCAGCTTTTACTTCTTTATTTTTTACTGCTGCCATATTTTTCTCCTATCTGTTATTATATATTGTTTCTAACTTTTTGTACAAAATAAAATTGTTATTATCCCCACTGGGCCAATTCTTCAAGTTTAGCTGAAGGCGCTCCCAGACCCCCTATAGCAGTGAATACTGTAAGCCCGGGTTTATCTCCACTATAGATCCCTCGATGGACTACGCTACCCGGCCTTAGCATTCTAGAAAGCTGCCCGAATGCTTCATCCAATACAGTTTGGGGTATCTTATCTAGTTGCTCAGTCCCTCCAATTATTATAGCACCTGCGCAGCTGCCAGTTCTCAGGTCTACGCCACTTGTTAAAATATTATTTTTTACATTATCCCTCACGGCTCTTGAGACAGCTATAGGATCATCCCATTTTTCAATAGGAGTATGCCCAAGGGTTATCAATCCTGAATCTAATATTGTCTTCCAATCAAACGCATCAAAAGCAGAATAGGTGCTATCTTTTGCGGCGGTCAAATTAAATAAATGAAACAAGCCAGCGATACTTGAATTAGCTTGTCTCCAAAAATTAGAGACAACTAAATTGGGGTATAGCTCGCCTATCTTTTCGTTATCTAAAAGAATCAATGGCGACACGACCCTCTGCTCTACTAAGGGCCATAGTCTAGATAATGTAGTATGAGCATTTTGACATACTTTCTTACCCTCTGATTTTTTTGGTAAAGCTAGAACAACTCCTATTTTTTTTTGCTCTGGTGATGCTCCTAGGTAATCTAATAGGTCTAACGAGGAATGAATGAGTGGGCCTAATGTTCCTGCTCCTGAACCTCCCCCTGCGCCAGCGCAAATAAAAATTCTGTCAAATACTTCGCCTAAAGAATATCTTAAAAAATCTAAAACATCTTCCTTGCTTTCTTCATAAACTTTTGCTGCAAAATCAGGATCTTTTCCGGCACCGCCTGTACCTATGCACAGCTTATTTTTTAAGTCTATTGTATTTAAATCTTGTTGAGCAGTATTTACCGCCGCTATCTTTCGATACCCTAACTTATAAAAGGTTTCCGCTATTCTCGCTCCCCCTTGCCCCGCGCCAATAAAAGCAAAACTGAAAGCTGCGTCACATTCATCTTTTATATGAATTTTGGAACCAGCCGAAGGAGGAGGGGGCACCAGCATATCTGGAAGAGATATATCCGCCGATGGTTCTCCATAAAAAGTTTCAATTTGTTCTTGTTGCTCTCTCTGTTCTTCATTCATATTTTAAACCTTACTGATGTATAATAAGCTAGCGAGATAGTCGCTAATTTGATGCTTGCTAGCAATATTTTGGATTTCTAAAATTCTTTTTTTATTTTGATCTGCGGGTTTATTACAATACTCAGCCATTTTACTCTCCCAATTTTCTGAGTTCTCATTTGCTATAATTATTTTTGTTATATCAGAAGCTATTTCTTTTTGTTTTTTACTCAATTTTCTTTTACCATGTTTCTTTCTTAAGTGAACGCATACTCCTTCTTTTAATTTTTGAGAAAGGACAATATTCTCTCTAATCTTTTCCATGCTATATTTCTCTTCTGAGCCGCCAACGGGCGTAACTTTTTTGGTTTGTTGTGGTATTCCTTTTGTTCCTTCGGGTCTGCCTTGCTCTTCCGTGGTTCTAACTCCTCTTGGCCCTCCTTGCTCGGGGCCTGCAGCGGGTGGTCCAGTGGTTTTCATCTTGGCCATTTTTCGTTGAGAATAAGGCCCACCCATTAATGGTTCGTAGAATCCTTTATCCTTTTGCCGTTTTAATTTCTCCTGATTTTCTTCAGATTCTTTCGGGTCAGGAAGCCTGCCGGTTTCCATAGCGGTGAAAGTTTCCTCTGGAGAGAGAACTCCAAGCTCCAATAACCTTGTGTAGACCTTGTCTTTTAATACGTCGTCCCTCAAAGATACTTCGTCGAAATGGGGGCGTGGGTAATTTTTGAAGCCTAAAGACTTTGCAATTCTTTTAATTTCTGGAATTAGAAAATCATTTAGAAAAGCTTGTCTTGCTTGCTCTAGCCTAGCAACAAATACTTTAATTTTTGCGTTCTGATTTGCGTATCTTTCTTTGTTTCCAAAAAATACGTTGTGAAGACCCATGTTAATATCGTTATTTACAATTTCATATTTTTTAGGATCCATCAAATCGCCAATGTGAGGAACAACGAATTCAGCCTTGGTGGTATAGTCAGAAATTAACACACGACCCACGGACTGATTTTCGAAAAGAGTTTGCATAGCAATTAAATTATCTTGATTGATTCCTCCTTTATCTGGCTCTGTACCCAAGGTAACAAGTAATATTGCTTGCTGCATTGTCCTTGCTATTGCCATGTCCATTTTCTTTAATTCTTGTTTGAAATTTATATCTTCTAAGACCGGGTACCCCATAGGAACAGCAAAGGGCTCATAATCCATTTTCTTATAAAAAACAGCAGAAACCTTATCCATGTCTAAGGGCAGCATGACAAGGTGAGTTTTTTTATTTGCAATCTGTTTTTTAATGTCGTCAGATAAATTATCAAAGACCTCCCTATCTTGTTCGTTCTGAGGATTTCTTAATCTATGCAATTCATAATCTGTAAGAATTTTATAATATAAGCCAGCAGTAAATGATACCGTCCCTCCCATTTTAATATCCGCAGGATTTAGAATCACATATCTCGACGGCACGTTTACCGAAGCAGCGGAATTTTGTAAGGAGACTTCTTCTAGGGAGCCTTCGCCAAAAACTTGAGTTATTTTTTTTAGATCTTCTTTCTGTAACTTAGCGTCAAATTTATATACAAAGACATTTCCAGATCTGAAATATTCTCTAAAAAATTTATCCTGTAATCCCCAAATATTAATTTTGTTAAAAAGAGCCTCAAAGAACTCTCTTGATTTTTTACTTCCTTTTCTATAAAAGATTTGACTGACAGAAAACTCAGTCATTAAGTCAACCATATTCCTAAAAACAGCAATATTATAATAAGCCTTTTGGCAAAGGACTACTGCGTCTTTTACGTCAATGGTTCCTTTACTTTTATATGAAGAACCACCGTATTTGAAAGGAACTAAACCATCATCAATATTTTTAAATCGATCCGTGCGTTCTATTGTCGAGGGGGCGTTTCTCCTCATTGAAGTAACTGCCCCCTCTGCCATTAGCGGAGTTATCTTCCCTTTCGCTGCGGGCTTTTTTGCTCTCTTCTTGGGGGCAACAGCTTTGGCTGTTTTTCTGGAGGCTGCTTTTTTAGCTATTTTAGGCTTTTTTTCTGATTTCATCGTGGTTATAGGGGGTATTTTCCTTGATACTTACACCTATAGACTGAAAAAGACCCAATAATATTGAATGTAAATTAAATTTTTATGAATATGTTTTTACCAAGACGCCCATTGAGCTCGACCCCAACTATTTTCCCCAGTGCAAGCATAGAAATAAGAAGAGTCTATTGCTAATTGGCCCGATTTTCCTGCTGATGTCTGGCTTGTCGGTGGCGTAGGACTAGTGACTACGACACCCCCATATAAATCTCGAAATGGTTTACTTTGAGAGCCTAAATCATAGACCCCACTTTCTAAAGGTAAAAGATGATCTCCATAATAAGACTCTCCCGATACTTCTAAATTGTCAGCATGTACGCCCGTGGAGTAAATATCTTTCCATTTGTAAGTCGCTGAACCTAGGTTGTGCGCAGAATCATTGAAAGGGAGAATGTCTGAAGCTTTTCCTGTTGGCGTAACAGAATATACCTCTTCTATGTACCCAGATATTCCGGGTTCGTAAAGCTGTTTTACTTGTATTTTATTTGTTGGCATTGTTCTGGTCCTATTACACTTTTAGTGAATCATTCTGGGTGTAAATGTATTATTTATATCTTCTGTAAAATTTGTTGAATCAAAATAACATTTTGTAGCCCAAGTAGCTAGCATAAGAGCTGTATAGTTATCTCGCCTTGCTCGAGTAGTAGAAGTGTTACGTTTTAGGTGCTGGGGTAGGTCAAAGGTTTGCGTGCCTTTAGCTGTTGTTTTTACTTCTATTAGAGCACATTGCTTTTTTGTTTGATAGACTAGCGCGTCTTGAGTTTCTATAAAATCTCCCACGGTCTGTTCGCCCACCCATCCTAGATTTATTTTACAGTTACTTTGTTTTGTGAATTCGCTTCCTTGGGCACTTGTCTTAGAAGCAAACCATATTTTTTTGTGATCTATACTTGTTTGTAGATTCTCGTTAGATCTTCTTATAAATTCCGAAGTAAATACTTGTTTAAATACTATAATATTTTCTTCTTTATTGTATTGTCTTTTTAGCTTTCTCAATTGGATTCCATAGTCTACTCCTTGTTTGGAGGAGTCAAAATCTATAAATTTTAATTTTATTCTAGCATCAGCAAAAAGTTTATTTTCATTACAGCTATCAATAAATTGATAACCCGCATTGTCAATAATAATCATTTCAATATCAAAACTAGTCATTACATGATACATATAGTTGATATGATCTTTTAAGTTACCGCCAGCCACAGCATAGTTATGAACTAATGTTGTTGTCTTATTTTCTTCATCTAGCTGTAATATAGCCATAGCAAAATAATCAGAAGAAGGACTATTACTAAAGCTCGGATCAATCGCAAGAATATATTTTTGGTTAGGTAGCCCTCTTATCAAGGTCGTCGGAGATTCCCCATCAGGGACAGTACATTCATACATTTTTTTTGCACTAAAATAACTATCACTTCCATCAGTAAATAAAGCGCAATATTCTCGCTGAAAAGAACTATGACTTTGACCACCGTTTTGAGCTTCGTCTATGATTGTTGTATCAATCATTTCTGGCGGCAAAGACTCGTACCCCATTTGAGAAATAAAATACTTACTGTCTCCTAACTTCTTGTCGTAGATATTATTTGTCCATTCTTTGTATGTCCTGTATAAGTTTTCGAAAGTATAGCTTGCGGATGAAAGGGCTATCATTTTTGAGTTATTTTCGAACTCTATTTTATCTTCTTCTTTCATTAAGCCTTTTTTGATAAGGTCGTCTTCTATTTCTCTAATCTCTATGCGTTCCCTCATGTTTTGCGGCGCTACCAAGAACGGCATAAGGACAGACCTGATAATATCCTCGGGGAGAAGTAGAAACTCATCAAGAACCAAAACGTTAGCACGAAAACCACGAATTTTTTCTCCGCTTAAAGGAATAGCCGTAATTGTTCCTCCATTAATTTCCCATTGAAATTGATCGTTCCGTTTAGATTTTGCCCCAAAACATTGCTGTAACAATTCCGAACCTTTTGATTTAATAAAATTTTCCAAGTTCTCAAATATAAATCGCGCTGTTCTGAAAGTCGGACCAGCAATCAAAATTTTTGTATTGGGTTCGAATATACATTGTAAAAAACAATAAACCGCAGCGATAAATGATTTGCCACAGCCACGGCCCCAGACACACATGGAAAAATTTCTATTGAACAAGCCCTTAAGCGTTATCTCTTGGTATGCGGCTAATTTAATTCCAGAAATCAATTCTGTTGTTAATCCTAAATTAGCACGCAAGAATTTTGCTAACGTTATCTTAGCTTCCCTGTCATCAAGTTCGCCTTTCAGCTTAAGAAACTCTTCATTAACGTTTTCTATATTCGTTTCGTATTTTTTGGGGCAATACCACATTATAATTTTTTTAAATCATACGCTAGTTGTAGATCAGTTCTCTTGTAAAAACATCCGCAAGTAAATATTTTTTCTGTAACTCTTGATGCTTCTTTTCTTCCTTTAACAAATAAAAATTGTACATTTGAAAATTTTTGTATTATTTTTCGAACTCTATGAAATATGAATTCGGGAGTAGCTTTTACTTTCTTGAAGACTCTTTCTTTATTGTAACTTTTTCTTTGCTCGTTAAAGTATAACGCGCGAGAGAAATCACTTTCAACTAGAACGACTAAATACGCATTATCTTCCTCGGCTCTTCGTATCTCTTTCAAAAACCTTTCGTACCCCCCGCTTAAAGTACCTACGAAATCGGAAAGGCCTTTTCTTTCTATGTAACAATTACAAGTTGCCCTCGGGCTGCTGAAAGCATAATCTCCATAGTCTAATTTTTTTATCTCTATTTTTCTATTTGGAAACTTTAAAGGCTTTTGCTCTCTGGTGTCTACGAATATCAAATATTCTGGTTTTTCCCATTCTGAGCCTGTAATTATTTCTGTTAATTTTTGATGTTTATTTTTAAATCCCAAGCTATCACATAGTCTATAATAATCGCCAAAGATTTCATTATAGTATTGGATTGGCGGGCTCATTATAGAACGTAACTCAACTTGAGTAGGAGAATAAATTAATTCTTTTTCTTCTTTTCTTTCAGTTAGAAGATTTTCGCAGTACTCCTTAGCTTCTGACAAGCTTTTGCCTTTAAGCCACATGCGCAAGTGAGTTTTGGAATTAAAATCATTAGAGAAATATTGATTTTTGTTTTTGAATTTTATTATCTTGTTTGTGTAAAGGTCATACCTTGGGTAGTATTCTTGATAATAAGCCGCCATACGCAATTTATGGGCCTTTAAATGGGCGTGTAATTGACGTTCTGAATCAAATTGATTGTCGCATGCTTTACATTTAACCATTGAAAACCTCATTTTCACTTAAGCCTAAAATTTTGGCTTTTAATTCGCTTATTGATCTTAGTTTCTCGACTTCTTTTTTGACGGTTTGTTTTCTCATTTCCGCTAGCTGTATCATTCTTTTCCTAGACTCTTCCTCTTTCCACATCTCTACTAAATTAAGGATGCTTGCGCTTGCTTTTATTTGCTTGTTGAGTTTAGCGCTTCTTTTTTCTTTTAGGTCTCCTAACAATTTTTGCTGTCTATTAACGCATTGGTTATATTCTGTCTGGGATTTGCTTATAGACTCAACGAGAGACATTGATATCCTTCTCCCCTCTGTGTCGTTTGCGGCATCATCTAAAAGCCTAGAAAGATGATCAATTCTTCTTTGGATCGTAGATGATATAACGACCTCGATTGCGAGTACTAGATATTGATCAACTTCTTCTTCTGATAAATCTGATTTATCATACGTATAACGAATAAAACTTGATTCAAAAAGGCATCGATCTGTTTCTGAAGAGTAGCTATTTATTTGATGCTGAAACCTGAAGCTCTTTAAAAACCCCATTAAAGATTGGACATCTTTTCTTTGTTTCGGTGTAAGTTTACTTTTCTCTGGCGGAGTAGGAACATATTTAATAATTTTTGAAAAAGTTCTATCATAGGTGCCGGGCGGCTTGTATTCTGATGTTGGTTCTGCTCCGCTAGGTGGCTCAAATATTTCAACGTCTAAAGACTTAATATATTTATTTATGGTTCTGGTTTCTTGACTTAGAGGCATCAATTCGTTATCTGAAAAAACAATACGAGCAATTTCGTTCCCAGTCATCATTGCGGCGTTATTTCTGGAGTATTCTTTTTGTTCTTCCGTTAGCTCTATTTTATCTTTCTTATCGTATTCGTGTGTACCTTTTGCTTTTATTTTTCTGGTAGCTAAAAATCTTTTTATTGCTCTTCCATATTTACTCCTTCCATCCCGTAGCTCTTGAGGAATATCTGGGAAAACTTTTTGAGTTAATTCTTTTATTCCGGGCGGGCTATCCCGTCTAGAATTCCATTCATCAAGAATCAACTTTTCTTGTTCTTCGTTTAGTTTGATTTCGTTCATTTTAATAAAGATCTACCTCTCCATCCTCTAAACATTTTTTTACTTTAATAATTATATTTTTTTTAATATTTTTTATCTGCTTGTACCCCGGGGTTCTGTTTTTTTCTGTCGTTTTGTACCCCATTATTTTCGCTGCCTCTTCTTCGCTTCTTTGCTCTACGTATAACGCTTTGTAGATTTTCCATTCTGTTGGCTTTAGTATCTTGTTCATTTTTTTATGTAGAGTTTTTGCGTTTTTTTCAATATCAAATCCAGCCGCAGTAATTGATTTCACTTCGTGAGAATGGTTCTCCATGGGGAGGGGTATTTTTATATTATAAGCTCTTTTTTTATTTTTTTCCCAGTCTGCATACAGGGGGCAATCGCCGCACTGTTTACTGTATATTCTACACCCATCCTCCCCTTCCGCAGCTGCACATTTTAAACAGGGTCGACTATAATTTCCGTAATTGTTTCTGATTAAATTTTTTATTTGATTGGTTATTATCCGATTGAGCCATGGAGCAAGAGGTTGTTTATGGTCATATTGATCCCATTTATTAAAGATGTGCAATCTTATTATCTGAGAAACATCATCAAAATCTAGCCAAGCCAAAGCCGTTAAATTCCATTTAGATCTTCTTTTCCTAATTTCCTCATCAATTAAGAGAATGCACTCTTCAAATTTTGGCTTTTTTGTTTGCTTTCGGGATTTATTTTTTTTCTTTTCCATCTGGCTCAGTGTTTCCTCCGTTACCTCTCTTTTCTTTAAATATTTCGCCAAATGTAAAAGATCTAGGCTTGTCTACGTATATATCCACTTCTAGTTGATTTATGTTTATATCTAGTAGGTCCTCGTGTCTGTCTTGATCATCTACTTCGGTATATTCTTCTTCTTCTTCTTCTTCGCTTAATAATTTTTTCAGATTTTTTTTGTTATCTGGGTCTCGTTTTGTTGTTCCTAGGCTATTACCACAATGTTCACAAAAATTGGGTTGTTTACCTACGTATTCAGCAGGGTGGCCACAATTAAAACAATAAACCTTCATATCAAATTATATTAAAATAGGGAGTATTATCATAATATTTGTGTGTAATTTTTATATAACCATGAACAAAGAATTGATTATAAGAATCAAGAACCTCTTTGAAAAAATCGGTAAAATCTCTCTACCCCTATGTAGAAACAACGATGACTTAGTGGAAGAATCATGCAGAAAAATAAATGGTTACGCTCTCGAAGGATTTAAGACGCTTATTAAGGAAGAAAGAAAAATTTCTCAAAAAGAATTCGATTTGGCTGATGATGGGTTTTCGAGATGGTCAGAAGAATGCCGACTGAACGATTCAACAATGAACGAGGGTTAACTCCTTTCCATAAATCTCTTAGTTACGAAATTATAGTGCCTTTCTTCAAATGGGTAGGTAATATCTTGCTTTTTCATTTTCGCCATCCACTGTTTTTTTCCAGAATCACTAAGGCAATTTAAGAAAGCCATTAATTCTTGCTTCGCTTGAGTGTCAGTAAGATTCACAGATTCTTCGTCCCCGCCCCCATACTGAAAAGATATACCCATTTAACGACCGCATTTGCATCGAGAATTATCACAACATTTATTTCTATGACAATCGCAACGACACTTATTTAAATTGCATAAGCCTACTTTGCAAAACCAATGTGTAATTTTTTTCCAAGTACTCATCTTACTTATTTACACCAATAAAACCTATAGGTTAATCTTTTTTGTCTTTATTTAGCTTTTTTAATTTTTTAACCAAAAATTTGACTAGTTCTGATCTCATAATATCTTCTTCTGTAAAAGAAAACGTATGGATTCCTTTAGACAAACTTTCATCGTCAGAGAATAATTCTTGCAGGCTTTCGAAAGACCCAATCATGTTGCTATTCTTAAGGTCAGTTTGCATAGGGTCAGCTAAAATGAAACATCTACTGTTTTTCCCTAATCGGGTCAAAACAGTAATGATCTCCTTGATGGAGGAGTTCTGAGCCTCATCTAAAATAATACATTTTGCATTCCAATTCATTCCGCGAGCGAAATTAACAGGAAACATCGAGATTCTGCTTTCTTGCTCTAACTTCTCAACTCGCGTTTCAGCGAGTAGTTCATCTAGCTTATCCAAGAAAGGAAGATAAAAGAATTTTAATTTTTCGTCTGCGTTACCCGGCAGGTACCCCAGCCGTGAATCGCTGCTTTCAACAGCAGATCGAATATACATAATATCAGAAATAATTTTTCTATTTAAAAGCTGCAAGCCGCAATAAACAGCAAGCAATGTTTTTGCTGAGCCAGCAGGCCCATTTACAAAGACTATTTTTGTATCACTATCGAGAGCTATCTTGAAAAACTCTTTTTGTCTTTCGGTCCAAGTAAACTGCTTTATTTTGAGATTTCGTTTTGTTGGGTTTGGATTAACGAAGTTGCCAGATATTGTCTCTGCAATCTCTTTTTCAGCATCCTGTTTATCTTTGGCTCGAGGTACCTTCTTGTGATTGGCCATGTTGCAAAATTCCTTATAGAAGCATATTACACTTTCTATTCAAGAAACTTTAAATAATAACCCGTATCTTTAGTATCTGCCCGTAGATCGCAAAATAATTCTTCTCCTTGTTCTATATCTCGCACAGCAAAGATTTCACCCATATCTAACACAAGCTTACAATTAAAATCTTCAGAGTGATTTAGATATACCGCCAAATGATGGTAGTTCTCAGCGAAGTCTGGAAGATGAAGCCCCGTATCGGTTACAAAATTATAATGATAAATTAGTTCTCTTGTTTCTTCGGGTAGTTTTTTTAATTCATTATGAGTAAAGAAATGTACTTTTCCTCTTTCCACCTGCGGTGTTCCGAATATTGAAACTCCTTCAAGAATATCTTTTGTTGCAAATAAGCCAACTCCATTTACTTCAGACCGTTGAACTTTGCAGTTGCAATACTTCGTGAGTCTTTTTAATACTTGTTTTTTAGTCATCCCGAAAGATTCCAAGCAACTAAGGCTCTTCTAGTGCCACTAGTTACAGCATTCACCTTATGAAAAATATCTTTACTTAAAAAAGTACAACATAATCCTTTTTGTTTTGGAACTGTTATTTCTTCATCGCCTAGCCTTAGTACAAGTTCGCCCCCTTCATATTCCTCTGGGCCAGATAGCTGAACTGTTGTGCTAAGGGATCTTTTATTCACTTCTTCGTTTTCTACACCCAAAGATCTATCTTTATGCCAGTCATAATGGTCGCTATCGTTATAAACCAAATAATTGATACAAGGAACGCCTGAGTTTTTTTCCAATCCGCCCGAAATATCCAAAGAAATGTCATATTGAGATTTAAATAGAAATTTTACACTTTTGGCAAGCTCATAAAAATGATCATTAACCCACTCTGTTTCATTTTCAAGATTTAAAAAAGATCGCTGCACCGACCTGACTTCCTTATCTACAATAAATTCCCCATTTGATTCCACCTTGGCTAATTCAAGTTGAGATTGTTCCCCTGCGGATATTATATTATCAACCTGCTCTTCACTTAGAAAATCATTTACGAAACAATACATTGTCTTTTTCTATCATATGCTTTATTTTTTTCTTTTCTAAAAGAAAATCGTATATTTTGTTGATATCGCCCTTTTGCTTATGAAAGATTTGGCTTAGTAGATTCATTATTTTTTTTTTGCTTCTTATAAGTATCTTGTCTTCTTTTCTGCTGTTTTGAGTTGCCCATTCGGCGCGTAAATTTCTATAAAAATTTGGTTTTACGTTTCTTAGCCTGATTTCGAACTTTTTACAGCATTTTATTATGCAGCTCAAGGATATCACATGGTCTATTTGCCATTCTTGTACTGGAATTGAATTTCCATTTTCATCAAGGATAAGTTTTTGTATTTTTCTTTTTTGTTTTTCGTCATATCTCATTTCGGTCAAGTAACCTGTACCGCGATTTGAGTCTGTCATTCCCTTCTTGTACGTCGATCTGAGGTACTTTAGAAACCTCGGGTAAGGTAGACCCGTTTCTTCCTTACAAAACCTTCCTAGCGAGTTCTGGTGTCGTTTAAGACGCCTCCTGATGAGATCATTGAGTTCAGATTCTGATAGTTTTTTTAATTCATTCACTTTGTAACAGATAAAGATGTATATTAAAAACAGCTATTTTATCTTACACCCCGTCGGTATTTTTGACTCCAAGGGATTTGAAGTATTTAGTATTATATAGTGTTTTAAAAGAGGGGGGGGTATAAATTAATTATAATATGTATTACTGGCGAGATTGATGCCAACCCCCGACCGCCTAAACGTAAAGAATAATCGTTAAAACGTTTCAAAAAGGGGGTGGGGGGCACGGGAGTAAGTCAACCATAAGTCAACTTTTCTGTCAACCTCCCATCACTGGAGGTGGGTTAGAAAATTCTCCTTACCTTGAGCCGGGTCATCAATCCAGCAGTTGATTACAACCGTCTCCACACGGTCACGAAAACGCTTTTCATCGAAGCGAGGGAATGCGAGCCTGAAACGCATACAATTATCATCCAACACCGATTGTCTGGATTCGTCGTCGGCAATTTCGCCAATGAGGTTGGCCACGAATTCAAAGTGGCGGCGGGTGAGGTTGAGGCTTTGAAGGTCTTTGCGTTTCATTGTTAACATAAGAATAATATACCACCGAAACGTCCGCTTGTCAAGCAATTGTGAATAACTTTCTCGTTGGCACGCAACGGGCTGGCCGCCGCCGTAAGTCGTTGATGATCAATGAGTTGTGCCCCTTCATACCCCCCTTTCGTCTTCGAATGAATCTCGCAACTCGACAGGCAACCACTCACCCAGTTTAGCGTCGCGCCAAGCTGAAGGTTTTGGCTCTACAGGTTCATTTGCCCAATCGGCTGACCCCATGTCCTCGGTGAAGGTTTCTTCGCAAGAAACTTGAATTTGGTCTTGAATGTCTTTCATTGGTAGTAATATACTTCACAAAGGTCGGTTTGTCAAGGGGTGAAGTGAAAAAGTTATTCACAACGGTCAAGGCTGCCTACCCTAAAATTTTCAGTAAGCCTTTGGGCATATTCAACACAAAACCCTTGCCACGCACGGCACTCTCAGCCAGAACGCAAACCTTGACCAACCCCCATGTGGTACGCCTTGGGAATATATCTTTGATAACTACAGCCCTCCAACGTGAGTTATCTCTGTGGGCTACGATGGTTCCTGTTTTCATTTTCATATTCTTAAAATAAGAGCGGGGTCGCCGCCATCAGCGGGCAACCCTTTACCACCGCCACGGGGAGACAGGCTCTTGGAAAGTTTAACGCCATGCTGACGTTGCTGAGAAAAGTCGCCTTTTCTCGATTTTCTCGATTTTTAGGCCAATGCTATTACCAAAGAAGTTCGTCAAAGCGTTAGCGGCTGAGGTTCCGGTAGCACTCCAACGGGTTCCGTTGGTGGTTGTGATTGTGAAATGTGTTTGGTTTGTTTTGGTTGTCATATTCTTAATTTGTTATGCGGTTAGTATAGCACAGGAGGTGGGGCAAATACTGTCCTACCCTTCAAATTTGTTGAGAAAAACTTTATTAGGGTTGCGGGCGAGATTTTCCTTCTGCCACTCAGCTTGAAGGTTTTTCACCTTTGCCACGGATTCATTCCAACGGCGAAGGCGGTTTTCTTGTTTGCGTTGTTGTTCTTCAGTCATATTCTTAGCGGATGAATTCTTCAATTTTTTCTTTGCGTAGTTGCTCGCTCTCCTCATCGGTGAAAAGCTTGCC